GGCGTTTAGAACCGCCCGGGTCGCGCACATAGGGGGGGGTATCAAGGAGGAAGGGAGGTAAAGACTATGGCAGCGAGAAAATACGAAGAGATGACGAACGATGAAAAGATTAAGACGAACGAGCGGAGAATTAAAAGGCTTTTCCGGGATATCGAAAAAGATAGGCGGCAATTCGTCGACGCGATAATTTATCAGTTCGCTTTTACTACAGTTACGCTTGAGCGGCTCGTCGCCGAGCTGAACGCCGGCGATGTGCTTGAGCATTTTGAACAAGGATCCCAAAAGTTTATGCGGGAGAACCCGGCGCTCAAGTCTTACAACACGACCGTAAAGAGTTTTACCGCCCTTGCGAATCAGCTACTTAACGCGCTGCCGCGTCCGCAGCAGAAGTCGGCCGGTGATGAGCTGATGAGCTTTATCACCAAGCCGCCGGCCGCGGTCAAGAAATGAATTACGTCCGCGAGTATTGGCGACAGATTGAAAGCGGGCAGATAATCACTTCCCGCCGGGTCGCGGCGGTTTACAAGCGCCTTGTCGCAGAGATGGACGAGGCTCAAAGAGATAAAACAACTAAATACTATTTCAGCGAAGAAGCGGGCGAACGGCCTATTGTCTTCGCTGAACAATTTTGCAAACAATCTCAAGGCACAATCGGAGAACCGCTCCGCCTTGAGCTTTTTCAAAAGGCGTATGTTCAGGCGCTTTTCGGATTTCTTGAGAGGGACACCGGATATCGGCGATTCCGGGAGACGATGTTTCTTGTCGGCCGAAAAAACGGCAAGACAACGCTGCTCGCGGCTATCGCCTTGTATCTGCTGGTCGGCGACTACGAGGGCGCGGCGGAGATATACTCAATCGCGACAAAACGAGACCAGGCAAAGATTACTCTGACGGCGGCCGTCAACATGGTGAAACAGTCGCCGGAGCTCAGGGCGATTGTCAAGAAGCGGCGGAATGACATTTACTTCCCCGCTACGGCGTCGACCTTTCAGGCGCTCGCGTCCGAATCAAATACTCTCGACGGGCTGAACTCTCACGCGGTTATCATAGACGAGCTGCACGCTATCCGTGACCGCGGACTTTACGAGGTCATGAAGCAATCGACCTCAAGCCGACGGCAGCCGCTGATTATCATGATTACGACGGCCGGAACGCTGAGAGAATCTGTATACGACGACATTTACGAGATCGCGAAAGACATAGCTGACGGCAAGACCGACAAAGACGGAAAGCCTTTGGAGCCGACCTTTCTTCCGGTGCTTTACGAACTCGATGAAAAATCAGAGTGGACGAATCCGCAGATGTGGATTAAAGCGAACCCGGGGCTCGGAAGAATCAAGCAATACGCCACTCTCGCAAACTTTGTCGAGAGGGCGAAAACCAGCGTCGCAGATCTGCCCGGCGTTCTGACTAAAGATTTCAACGTCCGTGAAGTGGCGGGGACTGTTTGGCTTTCGTTTGAAGAAATCAAGAGCGACGCGACATTTGAGATGTCGGAAGTCTACGACACTTACGCAATCGGCGGGTGTGACTTATCGGCAACGACAGACTTGACTTGCGCGACGCTGCTTATCCGCCGGTCGGCGTCCGATCCGACGGTTTATGTCTTGCAGCACTATTTTTTGCCGCAGAAAAAACTTGACCTGCTCGATGAGCGCAACACAAACGAGGCGCCGTATAAAATATGGCATGAGCGCGGCTTGCTGACGGCATGCGAGGGCAACCGGGTTGATTATTCCGACGTCACGGCATGGTTTTGTCAGATGCGAGACGAGTATAAAATAGACCCGATAAAGATAGGCTATGACCGGGCGCTCGCCGGTTATTGGGTAGACGAGATGACCGCCAACGGCTTTGAAATGAACTCGGTCGCTCAAGGTCCTTTTACCTGGTCTCAGCCGATGCGGGAAATGGGCGCGGCTTTCGCCGACAAAATAGTTAATTACAACAAAAACCCGATGCTCGTATGGTGTCTGTCGAATACGGCGGTCAAAAAAAGCGGGGTAAACAACATTCAGCCGGTTAAAACGAGCGACAAAAGGCGCATTGACGGGACTGTCTCGCTGCTCAATGCCTGGGTGGTTTATGTTCGAGACTATGAAGATTACATGTATGCGGTAGGTGATTAAATGGCGGAGAAAAGAGGGCTTTTTGAAAAGATTTTCGGGAGCAAAAAGACCGATGATAAAAATTACGCGGCTTTTAAGCTTTTAAGCTCCTGGGAGTCGTCTTTCGTTCCTTTTTCCGGGAACGCCTGGGATATCTCTATCGTTCGGGCGGCGGTTGACGCTTTTGCCCGCCGGGTATCAACCGCGCAGCCGCGGCACGTGCGGGTTTTTTCGGAAACCACCGAGGCGGTAAACAGTTATCTTGACCGGATATTGCAATACAAGCCGAATCCTTACATGACTTCGGCCGACTTTTATTACAAGCTCGCGGCGCAGTATAAGATTAACAACAACGCGATCGCTTATCCGGTGTTTGACGACATGGGAAAGCTGGTCGCGATATATCCTATCGAGGCGCAATATTTCGAGCTGCTTGAAAATGCCGGAGAAATGTATTGCCGGTTCCGGTTTACAAACGGAAATTCATATATAACACCGTATTCCGATTTGATTCACGTCCGGCGCCACTTTTTGGAAAACGACATTTTCGGAGACCGGAACAGCCCGATAACTCCGGTGCTGAATACCGCGAATACGTTCAACCAGTCGATGAGCAAATTTGCGGAGCTCATATCGGTAATCCGGGGAATTCTTAAAGTAAACGGCGTTGCAAAAACGGCGGATTTAAACGCCCGGCGAGATGAATTTGTCAAAGACAATCTTCGGATGGAGAACAACGGCGCCGGCGTTATAGTGACCGACAATAAAACGGAGTTTCAGCCGACAAACGAGAGGCAGACGCCGATACCGTCGGCGCAGCTCGAATATGTCAAGGGCGAGATTTACGACTATTTCGGAGTATCGAAAGAAATAGTCGAGAACACGGCGACGGCAGCGAAAGAAGCGGCTTTTTACAACGGTGAAATCGCTCCTTTCTTCCGGAAGCTGACGCAGGCTTTCACAAACGCAATCTTTACCGAGAGGGAGCAGGGATTCGGAAACCGAATCGTATTCAACGTGAACTCGATTCAATTCTCGACGCTGGCCGGCAAGGTCAACGCGGCGAAATTCCTTACCGATATCGGCGCGGCGACGCTCGACCAGATACTCACGATGTTTGACATGCCGACGATAGGCGGCGAAGAGGGCGCCCGCAGGGTGCAGACGCTTAACATGATAAACGCGAATCTGGCCGACAAATATCAGACGGGAACTAAACTTGAAGAAGAACCGCCGGACGACGAAGAAGACGACGACGACGGCGAAACGGGAGGCAATGATGACGATTAAAGAGGGGCGCGAATATCGCGCTTTGCAGGAATTCAGCCTTGTTCCGCGAACCGAAGAATCGCAGGAATACCGGGTCAAAGGAACTGCCGTAGTATTCGATTCTCCGACCGTGATGTTTGAAATGGACGGAGTAAAATATTACGAAGTAATCGACCGGCACGCTTTCGACGAGTGCGATATGTCGGACGTGATATTTAACTACAACCACGGCGGGAAGGTAGTCGCAAGGCTTAGAAACAAAACGCTCGAGCTGTCTCTTACCGAAAGAGGGCTCGACATGACGGCGGATCTTTCCGGAACTCAGGCAGGCCGCGAACTATACGCGGAAATTGACGGCGGGTATGTCGACAAGATGAGCTTTTCGTTCTCAATCCGAGAATCAAGCTATGATAAAGACACCCGAACCCGCAAAATTACAAAGGTTAAAAAGCTGTATGACGTATCGGCGGTGGATATTCCCGCTTACAACGATACGTCGATTTCGGCGCGAGGCTTTTTTGAGAAGGAGTACTCGAAAGAGCTTGCGGCTTTGGAGCAAGCCCGGCGGCGGAAGATTCTTATAGCTTTGACATATTAAATCATCAAATTTTTAAAAATTATGGAGGCTGAAAAGCAATGATTGAAAAAAGACTTAGAGAAATCGCCGAAAGAATGAAGGCGATTCGCAATCTCCTTGAATCCGACGCCAACGCGAACGCTGACGAGCTCGAGAATGAAATCCGGGCGCTCAACACCGAGCGCGAGGGACTTGAGCGCAGACGGTCGACTATCAACGGCCTGAACGAAGGCGCCGGGAATCTCGTTCCGTCCGGAATCATCAACCCGCTTACCACCACCGAGAGGGCAGCGGATGAGCCGGCAGAAGATAAGCACTATCGCTCGGCGTGGCTTAAAACCCTCATGGGGAAAACCCTCACCGCCGAGGAGCAGCGGGCTATCGGCAAAGCCGACGTATTAGGCGCAGTCCCGACTCAGACCGCCGACGAGATCATCCGCAAGATGAAGCAGATCGTCCCGGTGCTCAATGAAGTGATGCTCCTGCACGTTCCCGGCAATGTGACTATCGCGGTCGAAGGAACCAAGAACCCCGCGACGCAGCACACCGAGAACGCGGAGATCCAGGCTTCCGACGACGCTCTCGTATCGATTAACCTTACCGGATATGAAGTAGTTAAAATCATCCGTATCAGCGCGACCGTCAGAGCTATGACGATAGATTCGTTTGAATCCTGGCTCGTAGATATGCTGACCGAGGCTCTCGCCGAGAAGATTGAGGATTACCTCATCAACGGTACCGGCTCATCTCAGCCGCAGGGAATCGAGAAGGCCAATACCTGGACTGACGGCACAACCGGCCGCAAGTGGGCGAGCACCGCGCTTGCCGCCGCCGATATTCACGCCGGAATCTCGTATCTTCCCGGCGGATATGACCGCAACGCGAAATTCCTTATGTCTAAAAAGACATTGTGGAACAACGTAATGGGTCTTCGCGATGACGGCAAAGCTCCGCTTGTAAAAGAGGACGGCAGGGGCGGCTATATGATCTACGGATATCCGGTCATGCTCTCCGACAAGGTAACCACCGGCGTGATATATCTCGGCGACTTCAAAAAGATTGCCGCGAATCTCGCCGAAGACATGAACATCAAGAGCTCGGAGCACTCCGGATTTACCGCAAACGCTATCGACTATCGCGGCACCTGCATTTTCGACAGCAAAATAGCGATCGGAGAGGCTTTCGTCAAGATCGCCGCGACTCTCTGAACCCGAAAGGAGCAATAAATGAACCACATTGAAAAGCTGTCGACCGACGTTCACGGAGTCGCCGCAAATGTCGCAAAATGCGCTCACCTCAAGTGGTCGGCGGATGACGCGGTCGCTCTCGACGCGGACGGCGTAATGACAAGCACGGCCGGCGCGACTTCTGCAAAGACCGTGACCGAGGATCTCGTTTCTCCCGCAGTTCCGAGAGCGCTTGAAGTAGTTGTCGGCGGTACGGCCGGCGACGCAAAAGCCGCCTCTAAAGTGACGGTGTTCGGAACAAACATCGCGGATGCTGCAATCTCGGAAGATTTTACTCTTACCGGAGACCAGACCGAGACCCTCGTCGGGGTGAAGGCGTTTAAGACGGTAAATAAAGTCGTAATCGGAGCGCAGGACGGAACCGGCGTAACCTTTACGGTCGGATGGGTTAACAAACTCGGACTGCCGTATAGATTCACTGAAAAACCGCTTGTCTTCGCGCTGTTCGACGGCGCAAGACAGACAACTGATCCGACGCTCATCATCGATGACGACGAAATCGAGAAGAACACAATCGCCCTCAGCTCTTCCCTCAACGGCAAACAGGTTGATGCGTTTATATTCATCTGACAGGAGGCTTCTATATGGCTATCGGAGCGGATTATATAAACCGCGTCCGGCAGTACATCAGAATCTCCGCGACTACCTTTGACGGCGAAATCTCCGACTTGATTAATGCCGCCCGCGCTGACCTGGCGCTCGGCGGCGTCACGTCGGAGAGGGTAAACGACGAGACCGACCCGCTCATTCTGCGGGCGGTCGGGACATATGTAAAAGCGGAATTCGGCATTGACAACCCGGACGCAGAAGGATATCGAGCGGCATACAAGGCGCTGAAAATACAGCTTTTACACTCGGACAAATATATTATACCGGCAGAGGGAGGCTGATCTCATGTATTGGCGGGACACGGTGACGCTCAAAGCAATCACCCGCACAACCGACGCCCGGGGTTACTCCGTCGAGACGGCGACAGAAACCATGGTCTTCGCGGACGTCACCTCTGTCAAGCGCAGCGAGTTTTATTCCGCGAAGCAAAGCGGAGTTGACCTTGCGATTACGGTAAACGTATTGGCGGCGGATTACAGCGGGCAGGAGCGTCTTGTCTGGAACGAAAAAGAATACAAAGTCGAGAGGGCATATACAAAGGCGCGGGAAGTCTACGAGCTTAACTGCTCGGAATATAAGGGGAAGGCGCAATGATAGATATCGAAACTCAGATTGTCGCCGCCTTTGCGGGCTATCTTCCGATTGCCGCCGGCGTATATCACGGCGACGAAGTGACTTATCTCGTTTACAACTACACCGAAATTCCCGCCGATTACGGAGATGACGACGCCGGGGTTGTCAGATATCTGATTCAGATACATCTGTACGCGCCGGTAAGCGACGATACTTACAATATGCGGCGGGAAATCAAATCAAGAATCAATTCGGCGGGGTTTACCCGCCCGACGGTAACTCCGGCTTCGGATGCCGAAAAGCAGCATTATGTATTTGAATGTGAGACGGCGGAGGGGGTGTAATATGGCGACCGTATCAACCGAAGGACTTGAAGAGCTGATCGGCGACATGGGCAAAATCGCGGAAATTCCCGACGATACTATCCTTGAAATGCTGTCGGCGCAGGCCGAAGTTGTCGCCGACGCGCAGAAGAAAAAGGCTCAAGCCCTTGGCGTTTTCGACACAGGAAAAACCAAAGAGAGCATCACTTTTAAAAAGAAACTCAAAATCAGAAAAGACAGCAAGGCTATCTATGTATATCCGCAGGGCACCCGGAAGGACGGAAACGAACGGCAGGTCGCGGAGGTAGCTTTTATCAACGAATACGGAAAGCACGGACAGCCCGCCCGGCCGTTCATTAACACCGCGAACGAGGAAAGCGCGGACGCGGCAAACGAAGCGGCAATGAAGGTATACGACGACTTTCTCAAATCAAAAAATCTATAAGGAGAATTAAAAATGGCACAATTTGGAGCAAAAAAACCCCGGTGGGCGCCGGTTCAGACGCAGCCGGACGGAACCTTGCCGACTTATGATGCGGCTAAGAAAATAGTTCTCGGCCGGCTTGTCAAGGCGGATCTTTCGCCGAAAATTGCGACGGGCGAGCTCTACGCCGACGACGGACTCGCCGAGAGGATAGACGAATTCTCTTCCGGCAGTCTCGTTCTCGGCACCGACGATCTGACCGACGCAAACGCAGCCGCGATTTACGGCGCGACTCTCGACGCGGACAGCAAGGAGCTTTCAAACGGCGTCTCGGATACTCCGCCTTATGGCGGCGTCACCTATTATAAAACCATAATCCGAAACGGAGAGCGGATTTATAAGGGTGTGTATCTTCCGCTCGTCAAAGCCGCCGTAGGCAATGACAGCGCGGCGACAAAAGGATCCTCAATCACTTTCGGAACTACCGACAACGCTTTCACGGTGTTTAAGTGCAATTCCGGGAAGTGGAGAATCCAGAAGGAATTCACCGGCACCGGCGCGGAGGCTGCTTGCGACGCATGGTGTGCCGATAAGCTCGGCACGGTATCTCCGTAATTTGAGCGGGAGGCAATTTCGCCTCCCGTCTCCCGCGTTATTGAGAGGGAGCAATGAAAGCAGTTAAATTTAAGCTCGATAAAGAAGAATTTTATCTCGTACTCGACGGCGAGGCGATGTTTCAAATTCGCGACGACTTCGGGAGCGCTACACTCCTGCTTGAAAAAATGGAGAACGACACCCGGGAAGGCTTTTCCGCGTCTTGCTCTGCCGCGGCGATACTCGCCGAGAGAGGCGAGCTCATCCGGCGGCGCCTCGGTTACGACCCCGGCAATATCCCGGAGGCGGACGACTTTTTGCACTTCCTGCCGCCCGGTCGGATTATTAAACTCAAGGAAGCTATCGCAAAGGCTATCCGGATAGGATATGCGCGGGAAATCGTCGAGGAAAACGAAGAATATGACGAAGGTCTCGCCGAACTTAATAAAAAAAAAACACGACGCGGCGGGCGGAATACTACCGCATAGCCGCATTATGCGGAATCTCAATCACGGAGGCTCTCTTCATGCCGCCGGGAGAGTTGTTTGACACCTGGGAGCTGTATCTCAGAGCTAACGGCAAAAAAGAAAGAGAGGAGGGCGATTAATGGCTACGCGCACGATATCAACGAAATTAGCGATTGAAGGCGAACAACAGTACAGAGACGCCCTCAAAAATATAAACTCCGGTCTCGGTACGCTGAAAAGCGAGCTGAAACTTGTCGAGAGCTCCTTTGAAGGACAGCAAAACAGCTATGAGGCGCTCTCCGCCAAAGGCGAAGTACTCGGGCGGATGTACGCCGAGCAGGAAAATAAAGTCTCTAAGCTCAAAGAAGTTCTCGAAGAAGCAAAAAAGGCACAGACCACATATACCGAGAGGGTCTCCGAAGCCGAAGAAAAAATATTTAAATGTCGATTAGCCCTTGAAGAACTCGCATACGAAAACCGCGACACAAGCGAAGAACAAGCGCGGCTGACAAAAGAGCTTGAAGGCTATAATAAAGAGCTTGACGAGGCTAAATCTTACCAGGAAGCCGCAGCTCGCGGCGTCAACTCCTGGCAATCCGAACTCAACAAGTCGCAGACGGAGCTTAACAAACTTAACTCCGATATCGACAAAAACAGTCAATATCTCGACGAGGCGAAGAACTCCTCCGACGGCTGCGCGACTTCCATTGACGAATTCGGGAAAGAAGTAAAAGAAGCCGGTAACGATTCGGAGGAAGCCGGCTCGAAATTCGGCAAACTCGGCGATATTGTAAAAGGCGTCGGCGCGGCAATGGCCGCGGCTACGGCAGCGGCAGCGGCGGCGGCGGTAAAACTCGGCAAAGAGGTTATAACCGCTTACGCGGATTACGAGCAGCTCGTCGGCGGCGTTGAAACTCTTTTCAAGGACAGCGCGGACGTTGTAAAGGATTACGCGGCAAACGCATATAAGACGGCCGGTCTTTCCGCCAACGAATACATGGAGACTGTCACCGGCTTCTCGGCGTCGCTCATCAGCTCGCTCGGCGGCGATACCGCAAAAGCGGCCGAGTATGCCGACATGGCGATTACCGATATGTCGGACAACGCCAATAAGATGGGCTCCGACATTGAATCTTTGCAGAACGCCTACGCGGGCTTTGCAAAGCAACAATATAATATGCTTGACAACCTCAAGCTCGGCTACGGCGGTACGAAGTCGGAGATGGAGCGGCTGCTTGCCGATGCTCAGGCGATATCCGGCATTGAATATAATATCGATTCTTACGCTGACGTAATCGCGGCTATCCATGTGATACAAGAGAGCATGGATATCACCGGAACGACGGCAAAAGAAGCGGAACATACTATCTCCGGCTCAATCGCGGCGTTGCAATCGGCGATACAAAACCTTGTCGCCGGTCTGGGCGATGCCGACGCAGACATTGAGATGCTCTGCGGGAATGTCGCCGAGGCGTTTACCAATGTTTTAAACAATATCACCCCGATTGTAGAAAACCTTATCGCAGCTCTGCCGACGGCGATGGACGCGCTTCTTTCGGCGGCCGGAGAGCTGCTGCCGATGATCCTGGAAGCGGTGACCGGGCTTATCTCTCAGGTGCTCGAGACGATGTTGACAATGCTGCCGGAGTTAATTCCGGCGGTAGTCGAGACGCTGATGACGCTTGTAGATACAATAATTGAGAATCTCCCGCTTTTTGTAGAAGCGGCGATGCAGATTGTCACGTCACTTGTCAGCGGTATCGGACAGGCGCTCCCGGAGCTTATTCCGGCGGCGGTCGAAGCGGTTACCGAGCTTGTCAAAGCTCTGATTGATAATATTCCGCTCCTGGTTGACGCGGCGCTCGAACTCGTCGAAGGACTTGCAGACGGAGTTATCGAGGCTATACCGGTATTGCTTGAAGCTCTGCCGGAGCTTATCACAAGCCTTATTGACAAACTGCTTGAATCGATACCGAAAATTATCGAGACGGGCGTAACTCTTTTAACGGCTCTGGTTGATAATCTCCCGCTTATCATCGAGACAATTATTGATGTACTACCGGAAATCATCGACAGCGTGATTACAACGCTGCTTGACCATTTGCCGGAGATAATCGATGCGGGAATCGAGCTTTTAACGGCGCTCATTGAGGATTTGCCGACGATTATTCTCACTATCGTCGAGGCGCTGCCTGAAATAATTACATCAATAGTCTCGACGCTGCTTGATCATCTCCCGGAATTGATAGAAGCCGGAGTAACACTTCTTACCGCTTTGATTACCAATCTGCCGCAGATAATCTTTGAACTCGCCCGGGCGATGCCTCAAATCATAACCGGCATGGTTGAAGCGCTGGCAAACGGAGTGCCGCAATTTATAGAAATCGGCGGAAATCTCGTTCGCGGACTTTGGGACGGAATACAACAGCTTTCCGGCTGGCTCTGGGATAATGTTTCGGGCTGGATTACCGGAATCTGGGACGGCGTCAAGGACTTTTTCGGAATTGAAAGCCCGTCGAAGAAATTCGCCGAGCTCGGCGGCTATATGGCAAAGGGGCTCGGAGTCGGCTTCGGCGCCGAAATGAAAACCGTCGGCGAGGAAATGCAGAACGCAATACCGACGGTATCACTAATCGCCGACGCGGAAGCGGAGATGTCGAGAGTCAAAGGCAAACTCGCCGCCGGTCTCGGGGAAATCGGAACGGAGATCTCCGCAACGGCCACGGTCAGTGAAGTTTATAAATCGCTCCCCTCGTCGTCGAGCGTCTCGGCCGGAGGCAGCGCGGTAATCAACAATAACTTTAATATTTCCGAGCTTGTCGTCCGAGAAGAAGCCGATGTCAAGCGCATAGCAAAAGAGCTATATCAAATGGGCAAAAGCAAATCACGCGGGAGAGGAGTTGTCACGGCATGAGCTTAGGATTTACCTTTAATACGATACATTCAAGCGAAATGGGCGTTGTCTTCCGCAGCGTCGACCGGACGCTTCTCCCGGCGAAGAGGGTAATCAGATACACAATCCCAGGCAAAAGCGGGACATATGACATTGAAGACGGCTACGAAAACCGAGATATAGCTTGCGAGCTGTCTTTTATCGGAACGAATAACAATTATCCCGGCTTGCGCTCCAAAGCGCGGGCGGTCGCCGGGTGGCTCTCCGGAGAGGGACTTCTCGTTTTTGACGACGAGCCTAACCGGGCATACGCGGCTAAAGTAGTCGAGGGAGTGAGCATCGAGCAGATCGCGACGATGGGACGGTGCGGAGTAACTTTCAGCTGCGCTCCTTTCGCCGAAAGCATCGACTACAATCAAATATCGGTGCAAAACGTGCCGCTCCCGCACGTCGAGACGCTTAATGTTCTGGGGACGCAGGAAACGGACTGTCTGATATATATTAAAGCTCGCGGAGCTATTACGGATTTAACCATTACTCGGCATAAAGTAGATTAAGGAGGCTAATCAATGGCGGCTTTATCAAACGTACACGCGGCGAGCCTGCTCAATGCGTCACTCAGATCGGGGACATATTACCTCGCGCTTTTTCTTACCGACCCGACGCCGGACGGAACCGGCACAGAAGCGAGCGGCGGCGGATATGCCCGAAAGATTATCTCTTTCAGTTCCCCGGCAATCGTCGCCGGAAAACAGCAGGTCACAAACGCAGCGGAGATAAACTTCGGCGTGATGTCGGCCGACCTCGGAACGGTAGCATATTGGGGAATTTACGACAGCGCCACGCTTGGCAACCTGCTATGGTTCGGCGCTTTCAAGCGCTCGAAAAACGTACTCAACGGCGACGCAATCACCGTATCGATAGGCGGAATCGCTTGTAATCTCTCGTAAAGGGGGGAATTAAATGTATAACCGCACGCTATACAACCGGACGCCGTATAACCGGTCGGAGCTGTATATATTTGAGTGGCTTGCATCGGCTATTGCGGAGGCGGGAACGGTAAACGCTAATTTGCTTATCATCCGTCACCTGGACGGCTCGGCCGAAGCGGTCACGGAAGTCAGCGGCGCAGTTATACGGGTCTTTCTCCCGGAAGTCGCAGCGAACGCGACAGCCGAAGCGATAGGCGAATTTGTATTAAGGCTGTTTTTCACAACCGATGTCTACGCGGAAGCAACCGCAACCGGCACCGGCGTATCGACATACGGCTCAATATCGCTGACTGTCGCGGGCGTCAACATGCAGGCCGGCGACGAGCTGATAATTGACACCGAACATATGACGGTTACTCTCAACGGCGTAAATATTATTGACAAAATCACCGACAGCAGCGTATTTTTCAAACTGATGTCAGGCGTTAATCAACTTATCATAGAGGGCAGCTCGGCCGCAGATATCCGCGTTTTGTATAAAGACAGGTGGTTATAATGGCGGTGCCTCAGGTTTTTAACCGGAGTATGAAGCGGCTCGCTTATCTCGACAACGCGATTTCTACCGGTTACACGCTAAATATCAACTCTCTCTGGACGGCCGAGTTTACATTGCCGGCCGACGATTTGAAGAATGAATACTGCACGCCTCTGAATTATGTTGAAATATACGACGGCGATGAGCGGATAGATCTCTTTCGGATTATCGGAGAGGACCTGGAGCGCAGCGACGGCGCTACCAGATATTACAAATGCGAGCATGTCCTCGCGACGCTGCTGAACGATGTATTATTCCAATATCATCAATACGGCGGGTACAACATAAAGACCGCGACGGTGTTAAATTATATCCTGGCGCAGCAGACAACACAGAATTGGAAGCTCGGAACGTGCGAATTTACCAGGTATTTTGAATATAATTGGGAAAATACAACCCTTTTGGCGGCGCTTTTCGCGGTGCCCGAATGTTTTGACGGCGAATATCTTTGGCAATGGGACACGACGGTTTATCCCTGGAAAATTTCACTCATTGCGCCCTCGGATGCCTTAAAAAGCGAAATAAGGTACGCAAAAAACCTCACCTCAATCACCAAAACCACCGACGCGACGGCGATTGCCAACCGCATTTATCCGCTCGGCTACGGAGAGGGCGTCAACCAATTAACGATAAAATCTGTAAACAACGGCGTCCCCTATGTCGAGGACGCGCTAAGCATTTCAAAATACGGTCTCTGCCCGACTATCCTTGTAGATACCAGGTATGAAATCGCAAGCAATCTCAAAGCCTACGCTCAGCAGATCCTCGCGGAACTCAAAGAGCCTTACGTATCTTACGAAATCGGAGCGATAGACTTACACCGGCTTATCGGTGATAAATTCGGCAAATTCCGCCCCGGCGAAATCGTTCGCGTAGTCGACGAAGCCGACGGCGTGAATCTCCGGACGCGCATTGTCACCGTCGAAAAGAGCGACGCCCGGGGAGATCCCGGAACCGTGACCGTCACGCTTGCGAATAAATCGCAGGATATCGCCGGTTCAATCTCCGACTTGCAAAGCCGCGCTCTGATCGGGGAGACATACGCGCAGGGCGCGACGAATCAGCAGATATACAATTTCAGCGACAACGCCGACGCTACTCATCCGGCAACGCTCCGGATTTATATATCTGATTCTGTCGTCCGGATAAACAAAATGCTGCTCAATGTAAAATTTGAACCTTTCCGGGCATATGAAAAGGCAATAGCCGGAGGAGGCGGACAGACAACATCAGCCGGCGGCGGAGCGACAACTTCGGCAGGGGGCGGCGCGACTACATCGGCCGGCGGCGGAGCGACAACTTCGGCGGGCGGCGGCCAAACAACGAGCGAGACAAGTCTTCCGTCTACAAATATGCAAGTTGTAGACGACGGAGGCGTCGGACACACCAATCACAACCACGGTATACAAGCGGGGTTAAAGCTTGCAATAACCGATGGTTCAATTATAACCGGATATGTGGCGTTCGCGCCGTCCGGCGCCCATAATCACGGAAATCACTCTCATACAATCAATCATCATACGCACAATGTACAGGCGCATACGCACAGCGTCCAGGCGCATACACACAGCGTCCAGGCACACATTCATTCCGTCTCGGATCACACTCACGGAATAGAATTCGGAATTTACGAGGGTCAAACGGCGAACACGGCCGTGATTAAGGTGGACGGGAATCAGATGCCGCCTCCGACGCAATGGGACAATATAGATATCGTAAGCTATCTGTCTAAAGACGATAAAGGCAAAATCCGCCGGAATACTTGGCATACGGTGCAGATATTGCCGAACACAATGACCCGCATTGTCGGCGCGGTATTTTCACAAACATTCTGCAACTCTCGCGGAGGCGGCGACTACTAAACAGGAGGCTTTTAAAATATGGCTGATTTAACGACGATGTACCCGCCTCAGGCGGGCTCGCCCGAGACTACAATTACCGGAGCTCTCACAGCCTCCGGAACAACGGTGACCGTCGCCGACGGCGCGATTCTGCCGGCCGCTCCGAATTTTCTGACAATCGGCTCGGAAGGCGGCACGGCCGAGACGGTCTTAATGACCGAAAAAAACGGAAACACATTGACAATTACAAGAGGGCAGGACGAAACGGCCGCGCGGGCATGGAGCGCCGGAACGAGCATCGGCAGATTTTTCACCGCCGCCGACCAGACGGCGATGCAGGATAATATAAACGCTCTTAATACGGCTAAACTCGAAAAAGTCCCCTCTCCGACGGCAGATAACTTCGCTTCGCTGAACAACGACGGAACGCTTAAAAACAGCGGCAAAAAAGCGACAGACTTTGCGGCCGCGTCGCACTCTCACTCGCAATATGCCGCCGCGACGCATACGCACTCGGATTATGCGCCCGCGTCGCATAATCACTCAAATTATGCGCTGACAACTCACGCTCACGACGGCTACGCTGCCGCAAATCACAATCACGACAGCAGCTACGCGGCGGCGGCGCACGCTCACGCCGGATATGCTCAAGTATTGGTGTTCCAGAATTTGAGCGTTGCCGCGTCCGCATGGGGGAGCGACGCGACTTATACCGATTATCCTTGTTCGGCGACAATATCGGCAACCGGAGTAACCGCCGACCATTTACCGGAAGTCAACTTCGGCGCGGTTGAGGCGTCGGGCGGCAACTTTGCGCCGGTGGCTCTGAGCGGCGCCGGGACGGTTAAAATTTACGCCAAAGCAAAGCCGACGGCGACGATTACGATTCCCTCAATCCTCTGCACAAAGGCGGTGACATAAATGATAGGTAAAACAAACGCTATCGCAGTATCCGGCGGCGGCGTCGAACTTAAAATAGTGGTATCCGTCACTTCCGGCGCTCTCGTCACCGCGACAAAAGGTCCGTTAAGCGTACAGGGAACATCCGTCAACGGCACGGCAACGCTAACCGTGCCGGAAGCGGGGACATGGAGCGTATCGGCTACCCTGAATGAAGAGACTACTAATACAGTTATAATAAATGTTACCGAGAGCTTTCCGGCAGAACTGCTTTTTATCGATCCGATACTTAACAATAATTCCTGGGAGACTATCAGAAAAGTGAGCGATCTCGGTATCGCGTCGAATTATTGGTCTGTCGGCGACAGGAAAGCCGTGGTATTAAACGGCAGCGTAGGTAGCAGTGCGGAGTTTAATAAAGTGACTGCTTATGCGTATATAATCGGATTTGACCACAACGAAAACAAAGAGGGCGGCAACAGGATACATTTCCAGCTTGGGTTTTCCTCTTTGTCCGGCGGCAGCAATGTATGCTATGTTGATAGTTATTATAACAGTTATACATCGATATACACGCTGTTTAACATAAACAACAGCAACACCAATGTCGGCGGATGGAATGCTTCGAGGATGCGTACCGATGTATTCGGGCAAGACAAAGAAAGCCTGACTAATACGCTTATGGGCGCAATACCGGCAGATCTCCGGACGGCGCTTAAAAGCGTCACTAAATATACAAATAATGTCGGTAAAGATAAAACGGAAGCCGCTGTCACGGCAACTACGGATTATTTCTTCCTTCTTTCCGAACACGAATTGTTCGGCAGCATCGCAAACGCCAACACGTATGAAGGAAGTTATCAGGAGCAATATGCCTATTACAGCGCGGGAAATACAAAAGTAAAGCGGAAACATACTGCGACATCCGAAACCGCTATTTATTGGCTTAGGTCGGCGGCAGTATCAGGCGATACTATGTTTGTAATCTGCAATACTTCCGGTAATGTAAGTTATAACGGCGCAAGAACATCACTAGGCATAGCCCCCGGCTTCTGCGTATAAAGGAGACCGTATGTATAAAATAATAAGCGGCGGACAAATAGTCGGCTACTCCGAGACGATTGTGTATATCAAGCTGCACGGCAACGGCTGCTATGTTCCTTGCGCGAAAAGCGAGGCGGAAGGCTTTTGCATAAAACCCGCGGTTGAAATAGATACCGAAACCCGCCTTGTCGACACCGTCTACGCGCTGACCGATAGCGGGCTTAGCGGCGCCGAGCCGACAGGCGAAGTTGAAGAAATATCGGGTACATTGCAAATCGCTTTTATCGAAAATGTATTTAACACTATTGTCGGCAGTCTGCCGGTGAATATATCGGCAGAAAAAGCGCTGCTGCTGAGAAGCAAAATAGAAGAAGCTATACAAGCTTTAGACTTGCCTTTCAGCGACGCAAGCGAGATTCCGGAGCTTTACCCTACGCTGAGACAGACCGGCGCTTTAGTGCCGTATCGGACAATCATCCGCTGGACGGACGGCGGCCTTTATATGGCGGCGCAGGACTTGTGGGACTTGGAATCCAACGACCCGGCGCATCATCCGGGCGGGTGGGTAAAGATAAAGTATCGCGACGGCATCCGGGTAGTTCCGGAGACGATATCCGGCGCGGAAGCCTTTTCTTTCGGGGAGCTGGGCTGGTGGGGAGATACGCTGTATAAGAGTATAAGAGCGGGAGAAAAAACAAACATACACACTCCGGCGCAATGGCCGGAAGGGTGGGAATTACAGGGGTGATATATGAGCACAACAACGATTTCAATAATAATAGCCGTAGTAGGCGCGGCTATATCGGTTCTGTCTTTCTTCATCGGGCGGGTTTCGTCCGGCGAGGCGAGAGGGCGGGAGCTTGGGGAAATGAAGCGGAACATTGATAATCTGCAAAAATCCGTTGACTGCGTAAGCACAAAGCTTGACGGCTTAAGAACCGATAACCAAAAAATGGCCGAACGGCTGGCAAGGCTTGAGGAACATGTGAGGTTACTTGAGGATAGGAGCGTATAATCCGGCGATTTATTATCCGCCTTAAACAAAAGAGTGAAAGGAGTTTATATGTTTGAAGCAATCACCGAAAATCTGATGCTGATAGGCTTTGCCTTGCTGGTTTTTTTATCAGCTTACCTGTCTAACGTCACGTTCTCACTCTGGTACAATATCAAGGTACTTAAACGGCATTTCTGCCGTGAGAAATTCATCAACGGCGGACTTAAAGTCTTGATGTTTTGTATCGGTTTAACTCTCTTAAGTATATCAATTACAACGCTGCCGATATTCGCGGCGGAAGTCGGCTGGCCTATACCGGAAGAATTTTCAGAATTTTTCGGCGACCTGGTAATTATTGGAATTGTGCTTTACGTTTCCGGCAAATATATTAAAGAAGCGCTCACAAAATTTACCATGATTTTAAACGGATCGCCGACAGAAAATAACGACACACCCGCCGAAATCGGAGAAACAGAGATAGAAAATGAAGATAATAGAGCAATATCTGACTAATAATCAATGCTTTATCAACGGAACCCGACTGAATATTAAGGGCTTGATGCTTCACTCTGTCGGCGTTCCGCAGCCGTCGGCGGCCGTCTTTATCCGGAATTGGAATAACCCGGACGTCCGGGTCTGTGTCCACGGATTTATTCAGGCTGACGGGAATGTATATCAAACGCTCCCCTGGAACTATGTCGGGTGGCACGGCGGCGGGAGCAGCAATAACACGCATATCGGAGTAGAAATGACGGAACCGCTGACAATCAAATATACCGGCGGCGCGTCGTTTGTCGACTACGATCCGGAAGCGACAAAAGCTCACGTCAAAGCGACATATGATACAGCGGTTGAGCTATTCGCTCACCTTTGCCGGAAATTCGATCTCAATCCGGCGACTGATATCATCTCCCACGCCGAGGGGCACAAACTCGGCATTGCGAGCAATCACGCAGACCCTACTCATTTGTGGATAAGATATCCGGAATTAGGATTATCCATGGACGGTTTCCGGCGAGTCGTCAAAAAGGAAATCGAAAAAGAAAAAAATGAGACTGTACCTGTTCGGATAGACGAGCCGTCCGAGTGGGCGAAAGAGGCGACGGCATGGGCGAAACAAAAAGGAATCTTCGTCGGGGACGGCAACGGCCGGTTCCGATGGCGGGATTCCATAACCAGAGAGGAGGTCGCGCAGACGCTGTATAATTTATATACGAAAGGGAAAAATGATGATAACAATATAAATATTCCTTGACATTTTATATTTAATATGATATAATACAAACAACAGGGCTTCTGCGCATCTGCTAATGTTTGAGCGTCGTGTGTATTTTAATAGGGATAGAATATTCACCGATTAGCAGATGACCCACCACCGTTCAAACTCGAACTATTCTCATCCTCGATATAATCCTCTCCCCCCGGCTCTTCTGAATCAGACAGCATCTCGATAAAAGAGATCTGTTTCCCGTCCTTTACATTGAAGTACATCACAAGCTTATCATCGTACAGATAAACGGAATTCAGAAAAGCATCTATGATTTCCCGCCGAAAATCAAGGTCGAGAGGGTCGCCTTGACAGAAGCCGCGTAAAAACGCGGCTACTTCTGTTTCTTGAAGCTTTATTCCCGCGGCGACGCGCAGCCGGGCAAGGTCAATCTCTGCGTCCGCTTTTTCAAGCTCAAGCGCTTCGGCTCTCTCGTTCATTCGGTCGATGACGCCTCTTGTCGTCGCATTTATAATCGCAGTCGTCACCTTGTCAAGCTCCGCGTCAATGCTCCGGAGGCGCTTCTCGAGTTCCTCGACGGCTTCATTTCCGAGATCGGCGTTGTAAGTTTCGACGACGCGCCCGGCGATATACTCAAGACGTTTCGGCTCGAGGACATACTCGCAGATTTGTTCGACGATGTACCATTCGATAAAATCTTTCTTTTCGTTCTTCTTTTTGCAGTCTCGGTGTTTATTGCGTTTTGCGCAGGAGTAATAATAATATACATTCCCGGTGGAGCTCCGGCCGCTCTCGGCGACCATGGGCGAGCCGCAGTAACCGCAAAACAGCTTGCCCTGCAACTGATACTCGGCGGCGTTTTCCCGCCGGGCGGCGGGAAAACGCTTTACGGCCGCGATTCTGTCGGCACATTTGTAAAAGAGATCCTCGCTGACGATTGCCGGACAGCCGTCCTCGACAACGACGGCGTTATCATTGTAAGAATAAATCCCGATATATTGTCTGTTTGTGAAAATCCGCGAAAGCGAGTTCGGCTCAAACGGCCGTCCCCGCCGCGTTCGGAATCCCCGGGCGTTCAGCTCGTCGACGATCTGTTATTTACCGACGCCTGCCGCGTATTGTTCAAACGCAAACCGAATTATCACCGCTTCACGCTCGTCAACGACGAGCTTTTTGTTTTCCACGCGAAATCCGAGAGGGATTGTTCCGCCTACGCTGTTCCCTTTTCTCGCCGTTTCGTGCATCCCTCGCTGCATTTTTCGCTTAACTGTCGGAGATAATCGTCCGCCATTGTTTCGAGGATTGCCGCGAGGACGTTTGATTCGTATCCCTCTCCGACTCCCTCTGTCGCCGATAAGACTTTAACTCCGTGCCGGACGAGCCTTTGCTTGTAAATCGCGGAATCGTAACGATTGCGGGAAAAGCGGTCGAGTTTCCAGACGACGATAAAGCGGAAAGCGCCGGAGGCGGCGTCCTGAATCATGCGCTGAAACTCCGGCCGTCCCTCGGCGTCAGCTCCGCTTATTCCCCGGTCGATGTATTCGCCGACGACACGGAAGCCGCGCCGCTCGGCGTATTCGTGGCAAAAGCGGAGTTGTCCTTCAATGCTCTGTTCGTTTTGTTTCGCCGAGCTGTACCGGGCGTAAATTACAACCGGGTCGCCCTCAGCTCCGGCGGCGAGTATTATGTATTTTCTTTTTGCCATGGCATTTCCTATTTATTACGCGCCTGTAAAAGGGCGCGTTTTTTTAATCGATTTTATAAAACGATTCTTCCGGTCTTCTCCGGACAACTCTAACAAGGATTTCATCACACATTAATTCAAATATCTGTTGAGTGGCCATTACGTCATACAATGCCCGGTGCGCCTCTGATTCAATCCCGTAATGCTCTTTAACCGTAACAAGTTTATGATTCGGCAATGCCGGTAACGCTTTTCTTGCAACGTCCAGAGCGTCGATGTATTTGAATCTACATCTGTTGCCGACTGCCGCGCCCAAAAATATAGCGTCAAAATTTGAATTATATGCAACAATCGGGAGATCCCCGATAAAACTTATTACATCGTCTTTTATTACATCAAAAGTCGGTGCGTCCTCAACATCGGCGTCGGTGATATGATTAATCCTCGACGCGGCGGCGGGAATCGAACGCTGAGGATTGACAAGAGTATGAAAAGTATCTCCCTTTACACCGTTGATAACTCTCAGCATACCTATTTCAACGATTCTGTCAGTCTGATAACTCAGTCCGGTGGTTTCAAGGTCGAGAACGATGTAATTATGATTTTGCCGTAATTCGCGGATCGCTTTTTTAGTGGTCATCGGAATTGTATCATATTGTATACTTACCGGCGGATAACTCGGCGGAAAGTAAGAAGGAGCTGCCGTCGGTCTGGGTGCGGGCGTCGTCGGCGCTGTCGGCCGGGAATAGGGCGCCGGCGGTCTGTATGCCGGCGGTTGGACTTTGGGAGTGTTTTTGTACTTAACATAAGAGCGGTAACCGAAGAAACCCAAAGCGCCGGCGGTTATCAGCATAATTAGAAACACCGAAAATTGAAATTCCGGCTGACCTATATAGGTAAAAGCCGACAAAGCGAATAATCCGGACAATACCCACAGCAGGATAAACCATTTCTTTTGTTTTTGCATTTTTTGTATCTCCTTAAAATTAGATTACAATTTTCCGCGCAGCTCAACGACCTTGCTGATTATCTCAACGCCCTTATCGATAATGTCTTTGCGAGAGTAATACATCGGCGGAAATTCCGGATTTAAAGAAACAAGCATAATCCCGCCGTCATCGGTATACTTAACGCGCTTGCAGGTAGCGTCGACGCTGTCGGCAAAACCGTCATTGACCCGAACGGCGGCGAGTTCGCCGTTTTCGATGGTCGGTTGAAGGCGTATAATTATTACATCGCCGTCGCAGATCCTCGGGGACATACTGTCTCCTTTGATGCGCAAGGCAATATAATCATGACCATTATTGCCCTTGATTTCGTAATCTTCCCAATCTTCGACGTCTTCAATCTCTTCGATTGGAACTCCGGCGGCAATATTTCCATAAACGGGAATACGGATACTATTCTTCTTATGCTTAGAATCATTTGATATAACATCTGGTTTGTCAGACCATGACATTAAATATTCAGGCTTGCAATCGAGCGCTTTGGCAATTTTTATCAGAGTGTTGTATTTAATATTTTTTATTGCGCCGCTTTCATACTTTTGAACAGTTGCTTCTCTTACTCCGATTTTGTTTGCTAATTCTAAAAGAGTCATGCCTTTAGCCAGCCGCCGCTCCCTAATTCTTCTGTTAACTTCAAGCATAGTAACCACCTCTAACGCTAAATGATACATACATTATATCAGACGCTTACTCAAAAAGCAATAGTTTTACACAAAATAATAAAAATCTTTCTCATAAGGTATTGACAAAACGAGAAATCTGTGGTATTATAAACTTACGCTTTAAGTAAGATATCATGCGTAAGCCGGAAAGGGGGTGGTATATAATGTTAACTGTAGATACCAAACTGTTGCGAAAAGAGATGATTGACAAAAACATTAACAGCGCTTCACAGTTAAGCGAAGCCGCCGGTGTATCATATAAAACTATTATCGGCATATTGAACGGTAAAGTATTTCCGTCTTCGCAAGTGATGTCGAAAATTGCCGGTGCTTTAAAACTTAACGCAGCAACAGCGGGAGAGATTTTTTTTGCCTCAAAACTTACGCAATAAGTAAGTTTTGAAAACATCACACCGGAGGAAACCAACCATGTCAAAAAAGAAATATGAAACGCCGGTAATTATACCGGAAAACACAACCATGAAATACTACGCCATTCACACCCGCCCAAAAAACGGCGACTTCCCCTTTTCCCGAAACGGTTACTATTACATGAATCCTAATGGAACGTGCCGTTTTATCGACTACAAATACACCGAAGACCAGGTCGCAGCGTACAAAGAAAAGTTTAGCGACAAATACGACATTATAGTCAAGGAAACAATAACCGGCATACCTTTCGAAGGTACTGAATTCCCCCGATATTAAATCATACCAAAGGAGAAACAACCATGCCAGACACCAAAAAAACAACCGCCCTCGAAGAGGGACACACGGTCAGCGTGCCGCTGAACCCCGACTGCCTTTTCCGCTACGCGGATCCTTATCAAAATATCTTCACACTCAAAAAACGTGATGATAAATTCTACATCTGGAAGATCGCCCGAAACAAACACTCGACTAATGTCAGCAGCGAGAGCTTTGACGACGTTTCCGCCGCAATAAAGGAACTCAGAGCCGGGATTGATTACACATTTGAAGTAATCAAAAACAAGGAGCTGAAAGAAACCGCCGACGGCGAACCCTATAACGCTTACTGCGTTTTCATCTTCAAATCTCACGACGGCGAGGAATTAGCCTTTGTCCGGACGACCCGCGGAGAAAACATCATCCGCGACGTCAACGGCGACGAGCTCCGGATAAAGGAATGAACAATGTAATCGTAGCCCGAAAGGGCAAGAGAATCCACACGGCACAAGAATTATTTGAACTACCGTCAGATACAATTATATATAAATCAGAGCAAAACGGCAAAGATTCTTTAACCTCGCGAGATTATGTTGATTTTTCTGTCTGGGAATATGTTCAAAAATTCGTGCAAGATAACAAACTTTACATTGCCGAGACAGAAGTGCTACCGACTTGCCAAGATTGCATACACGCAATAGAATATTATAGCTGGCACGCAGAAAAATCCGTATTTATGGATTGTAATATAAAATCCTCTCATGGTGTTTCGAGAAATCACTTTTGCCCTTATGCGGAAAGAGCGGAGGTAAATGTATAAAATAAAATACAAATGCGGAATATGCGGCGCTGTATATGATAACTATGAATCCGCAAAGTGTAAAGAACAACACGGAATTACCTTTGATATGTTTCCTTTAGAGGTTATGATTCAACCGGGATTAATCAAAAAAGGAATCGGGGTGGCAATGGCAGCAAGCGCAAACAAAAATGGTAAATTAGACCCAAAAGGATATACTTACGACGAAAACACAAGAGAATTGATAATCACACTTGCCAACGAGGAAGAAACAAAATGAAACTCTACGAATATAAAGGCAATTACTCAGGTATCGGAAACAGCGAGATTATGCTATACGCCGACAGCAGCTACGAGGAATCCGAGGAGACACCGCCGGCGCGGCTGACGGTTCCCGGCGCGCTGTATCAATATCTTAACGGGCTTTCCTACTCCGACGCCGAAGAAAAGTATTACACAAAGATATTCCGGTACGACAGAAACCTGATCCTCATGGAAATCGTGATACCGGCCGCGACGCCGGCCGAAAGACCGGCGAAAATCATTACTCAGGAGCGGCTGATGTCCGAGAAATGCATGATCTTCGGCGAGCGGGCTTTTTTGGAAGAGCCGGAAGACAAGCTCGAAAGCATGAGCACCGGGGAATACTGCCGATACAAAAGAACCAAGGAAGAATTCGCCGACAGGTTTTACACGGTATAAAATTAATCGGGAAAAGAAAGGAAATTGAATAATGAGATTAGATGATTTTCTGTTTCTATTTCTTCCAGCGAAAGATAATATCCCGGTAGTAATTATGCGCGGTCAAAAAAAACTTTATTCTCTTGAAAAAGCTTGTTACGGCGAAACCATAATACCGGAAGAGATAAAAGAAAAACACGTCGATTGGATCAAAGCAAATAAAACTGAAATTAAGATATATGTAAGACAGGAAAACGACAATGCCTAATAAAGTAAATAAATACGAGTGTATATATTGCAAACAATATTTTGACACCGAAGAAGAAGCGCTTGCTTGCGAGAGATGTCACCAGAAAGCGACTATGGTGGAATATAAATATTATCGCGATGATATATATCCGAGTAAAATAATAGTGCACTTCGGAGACGGAGTTGCAAATGAATACTATGTGATAAATGAAGGATAAAAAACCTAATAAATCAGAAAAGGGGGAAATATGGGAAAAACGCTCTTTCGCTTCGTCGACCACAACGGCTTTGATTTCAGCTTATTCAAAAACGCCTCCGGCAGCTACACAGTTTATGAATCTACCTACGGCAACAAGCGGATTTTTGCCACGATAAACGAAGCGATTCAGACTTTGCAGGAAGCAACCCGCGAGGAGCTGAATTTCATCAAGCGAACCGAAATTTTTAAAACGAACAAAACCGGAAAGGAGAATGATAATGACGGCATATAAACAGGTCGGCTTGACGGCGCTCCGCTCTCCCTCGGGGGAATTTCTTCCGGCCGTCCCGCTTTATGCGGAAGTCGAAGTCGGAGAAGACGGCGTCACTCACGCGGAACGCCGGTCGGCCGGAGAACTGACCGAGTGGTCTGTCAAAAAAATCAAGCAGTACAAAAAAGGCGTGGCGCTGGCAAACAAAAAGGCGGGAGAATGACGGACATTACTATTATTATCCCTCTCCCGCCGGTGACGAAGAAGAACTCGCCGAGGATCCTCAGGAGCGGTCACCGCCCGATTGTCGCGCCGTCGAAAGCGTTTGAGGAGTACCAGAACGCGGCCGGATTTTTCATCGGCGCAAATAAGGGGCTTAAAATCGCCGAGAGGGTCAATGTCAAATGCATCTATTATATGCCGACCCGGCGGAAAGTCGACCTCGGCAATCTGATCTCCGCTTCGCTCGATATACTCGTATATTACGGCGTTCTCGCCGATGACAATTCCAAAATCGCCGCCGGTCACGACGGCAGCCGGGTAAAATATGACAAGAGTTTTCCCAGGGCGGAAATTACCATATCCGAAATAACCGAAGAATAAACAAGGAGAAAAAACATGAAGAGGTATTACTCAAAGACCTTGAAAGACGAAGCCTATGTCCTCGCGCCGGAACAGCTTGAGGTGTTTAAAAGCGCCGGTTACGAAACGCCGACGCCGGAAGAGTGTATCGCCGACATGGGCGCGGCGAAGATAATTCCGCCCGAGGGCGCGAGAGTTTATGTCGCTTTCCTTTGCCGGACGGGAGAATTCGTCGTCCGGGTGCGCTCCGCGGTGCTTCACGGCGATGAGCCGGCTAAATTCATCGGGGAAATGACAAAAGCAATGATGATAAAGCGACTCGCCGAAGTCAAAGACCCGGACAGGCCGAAAAGCGCGGCTCCGGAAAAGCCAACCCCCATAAAAACCGACACCGCAAGTCTTATGGTGCGAATATTACAGGAAATGTCCCAAAGAGCCGATAAAGCTATCGGCGAAACCAAAGCGGAACAGGCGGCAGCCGAAAGCTCCGAGGAGGTGGCGGAATGAACTACGACAGGGATATTCCGAAAATAAAAAAAGAGATGGCAGACTTAGGCGAAGCCATGGTCGAGAATTGCCCGGATAACGACTGTATTATCTATCGCAACGCATATAACATTGTCTGCCGTCAACAGATGGATTATTTTCATATTATTGCGAGATGTCCGGATTTGTCAGACCACACGCTCTCGGCTCTCGAAAGTTCAATTAGAAAAAACCTTTGTTTTCTGTCCGAACTGTTTTATGGAAATTACGCCGTAGAGAAATACAAAAAGGAGCTATTTATAACAAAAAAAGAAAAGGAGAGCGGAGATGCCGGGAAAATGGAAAGTAGTTGAAATAAATTTAGCTGGAATAACGCAATACATTGTTTATCGACCGAGAAAAAACAATACACCGTTTAGAAGAAGCAGAAAAGAATATGCATCTGGTTTACTCAATAATTATGACGAAGCTCAAAAAATCGCCGACAAGCTGAACGAAGAGGAGGCGGAAAATGAGGGATGAATAAAGCTCGGAGACGGCAGCTTACCAAAAAGGAGCGGGAGCTGATATTTGCGAAAACAAACGGCAGATGCGCTTACTGCGGAACAAAGCTGATAATCAAGTCTATGACGGTTGATCACGTCGTCCCTCTGAGGCAGGGCGGCGCGGACGAGCTCGAAAATATGCTGCCCGCTTGCCGCCCCTGCAATCACCGCAAAAGCTCATCAACGCTTGAGAGCTTTCGTCGGCAAATAGAAAAGTCCCTCTCGGTGTTTGAGAGAGACTCGGTTACATATCGAAACGCGCTCCGCTTCGGGCTTATAATCCCGAACGAGCATGACGTTATATTTTACTTTGAAAAACTGCACAAGGAGAAACCATGTTGAAACCCGAAGAAAACGCCCGGGCAACGGGCGGAAAGAAGCTTATCCTCGTTACGCATAAAAAACTCGGCGAGCTGACGGTGCTTGCCAATGATGGGTATGAGGCAGGCAAAGCCGCCGCTTTGATCTGGAAAGTACCGTCAGTAAACGTTTTTAAAAACAGCGAATTTAAAATCCTCGACGGCGGAACGGAGACGCGCCGATGAAGAGATTTCAGGAAGTCGCAATCGCAGCGGTCATTATAATAATGATAATAACAATATTATCCTCCGGAATCAGCGCAAACCCCGAACGCGGGACGCCGACGCCGGACACCGTCACCCGGAGCGCGGCCGAGATGCCCGCCGAGCCGGAACCGGAGCGCAACACCCGATACGCTGATATCGATATCTCCGAAAACGACATTGACACGCTCGCCCGGCTCGTCTGGTACGAAGCGCGGGGAGAATCCTTTGAAGGACAGCGCGCAGTTGTCGAGGTCGTCCTCAATCGGGTAAAATCGGAAGCGCGGTATTTCCCGGACACGGTACAAGAAGTTGTTTACCAGAAGACCGGCAGATATTGGCAGTTTCCCCCGGCGCCTTATCTTCAAAAAGCCAAACCCGGCGAGGAACAATTTAACGCCGTCCGGGAGGCTATATATAATGAAGAATATATCGTCACCGAAGAAACGGTGTTCTTCGCGACAAAACCATACAACGAACATATCACGGCGATAATCGGCAACCATTATTTCTGTTCGGCCGGTTAATATATAGGAAAGAAAAAACCTCCGCCGCTTCACGGCGGCGGAGGTCAGCCAAGGAGAAATACCATACCATATATATTATACCACACTCCGAGGCTAATTACAAGCGAATAAAATAAAAATTTTAAGAGGCGAAATTCCTCTATTCGGGCTTGTATGGAATATTAAAATACAGCTCATAATCATGACGAGCTCGTCTGTCTCTGAAAAATATTTCCTCGCTCTCTCTCTACGCCTCCAAGGGGTGGGGAGTTCCAAAGAGGGGCGGGGAAGGGGCGGACAGCCCCGCCCCTCTTTGACTATGGCACTCGGAGGTAATCACTTATGCGGACAATCTATCGCGAGCTGAAATATGTGTGCGGCGAATATCTCGACGTGAATATTTTTCCGACATACAAAACGGCAACGCAGAGAAAAAAGCGAAGTCAGCCGACAAGCGAAGTTCAGGCGAAATTGAATCAGCGTCACCGGGAAGAAAAACTCGCCCGGCTCTTTCATGCTAACTTTACGCCGGACGACTGCGAGATACACTTGACATACGCCGAGCAGCCGGAGTCTCCGGAACGCGCCCGCGCCGATCTGCGGAATTACCTCGAGCGCCTCGCCCGCCTCCGGAAAAAAGCCGGACTCGAGCCGCTGAAATACATCGGCGTCACCGAGCGCGGAAATAACGGCCGGTATCATCACCACGTCACCGTCAACGGCGGCCTGTCCCGCGACGCCATGGAAGAAAAATGGGGGTTCGGGTATGCGAATACCCGGCGGCTGCAATTCTCCGAGACCGGACTTGCCGGGCTGGCAAATTATATCGTCAAAGATTCGATATTCCGGAAAACATACACGGCTTCGAGAAATCTCATTGACCCGGAGCCGCGAACCAGGGACGGCCGGATTTCCGCAAAAAAAGCGCAGCAGCTCGCCTCGATGCCGGGGAACTCGGAAGCTTTTGAAATACTTTATCCCGGCTACATTCTGGCCGAGGCTAATCCCTTTTTAAACGACGTCAACAAAGGCTATTACATTTACGCCCGGTTTTATCGGGCAGACGGGAAATTCATTAAACCGAGACGAAAGAGGAGGAAGCGCAGGGATGATTAATTACTTCGACGAGGCGGAGAAAATTCTCCGCTCCCGAAGCGCGCTTGAACAGGCTTTGAAAAATCTTGAGCGGCGCAAGGAGCGGGTTATCGCAAAATCGGCTCCGGCCGAGCTGCCGACGATAGACTTTTCAAAGGGCTACACTTCGCGGCAGATTGTAAACGACGCGCTTTCCGAGTGCCTTGAGCTCGCGGAAGTAATGCGTGAGATCTCTTTTACGCGGGAGACGCTAAGCGAGATTGACGATGTAATCAATCAGCTTTCGCCGGAGGATATAACCATTCTCCGGCTATGGTACATTGACCGGAAACCGAAGGAGGCTATCGCCGAGGAGCTGAATTATTCCTCGACCACAACGATTTACGACATGAGAAATAAAGCGGTCTCCCGTTTTGCGCTGCTTTACTTCGGCGCGGGCGCTCTTGCGTCGACGGACGGCTATTGAAAAAACTCTATATGGTTTTTGCTTTTAAGCTATGTTAAACTGTATGTGTAGAAATAGGGCAAGCTGGAGGCGAAGCGATGAGAGAGTTCGCCAAGGCTTTCTATCTGTCGCCCGAGTGGAGAGCTACGCGGAAATATATTTTTGAGGACCGAGACGCGAAGTTATGCGTCCGGTGCGGTCAGCTCGGCAGCGTGGTACATCATAAGATTGAGCTGACGCCGGAGAACATCGATGATCCGGAGATTACTCTCAACGAGAATAATCTTGAGACATTATGCCGGGCTTGTCATGCGCTCGCTCATGGAGCGACGCCGCCGATTGCCGAGGGGCTGGCGTTTGATGCGGACGGGAATGTCGTCGAGGCGTGGTTGATTCCGAGAGACGGTGTTGACGATGATGAGTTTAGTTGATGACATACCCCCCCGGGGTGTTGTTAACAAACTGTACACATCCGAAC